CTAAAAATTTAATATAAGTTTTATTATTATAAAAATTTGTATTTGACGAATTTATATCATTCATAGATGTACTTCCAATTAAATTATCCATTTCCTTTTCAAATGTTTTATCAAAATTGTTTAATAAATCGGGTTTTTTATTAGGCATTTGTTGTGGCATTTGTTGTGGCATTTGTTGTGGCATTTGCTGAGGCATTTGTTGTGGCATTTGTTGAGGCATTTGTTGAGGCATTTGCTGAGGCATTTGTTGTGGCATTTGCTGAGGCATTTGTTGTGGCATTTGTTGTGGCATTTGTTGAGGCATTTGTTGAGGCATTTGTTGAGGCATTTGTTGAGGCATTTGTTGTGGCATTTGCTGAGGCATTTGTTGTGGCATTTGCTGAGGCATTTGCTGAGGCATTTGCTGAGGCATTTGCTGAGGCATTTGCTGAGGCATATTAGGATTAGGTTTTTGCATCATATTAGGGTTAGGTCTTTGCATCATATTAGGGTTAGGTCTTTGCATCATATTAGGATTAGGTTCTTGTTTTTTTATATTTTGAAATAAATTTGCAATATTTGGGTCATTTAGTTCCTCTGATTTACTATTTTCTTTTGCAGTTTTAATATTATTTAAAGATGTTGACATATTATTTTGAGAATTATTAGTAGCCATTTATATAAATAGAATATATAAATGATATAAACTATTCTACGCAATCTATTTTTTAGGTTTTAATTTAGCAACACATCTTCCAGTGTCTGGATTACAGACTTTGCCTTTATCTGCACATTCTTTTATTTTTTTATCACTACATTTACTTTCTAGTTTTTCCTTTGTTTCTTTAGGTTCTTGTTCTTTAGGTTCGTCTTTTTTTGGTTCGTCTTTTTTAGGTTCTTGTTCTTTAGGTTCTTGTTCTTTAGGTTCTTGTTCTTTAGGTTCTTGTTCTTTAGGTTCTTGTTCTTTAGGTTCTTCTTTTTTAGGTTCTTGTTTTTTAGGTTCTTCAAATTTTTCTAGATTTTTTTTAGGTTTTAGTTTAGCAACACATCTTCCAGTGTCTGGATTACAGACTTTGCCTTTATCTGCACATTCTTTTATTTTTTTACTATCACATTTACCATTTTGCAAAGATTCATTATCTGATATATCGGCATTTACGTCATTAAAATGTATATTATGTTCTTTTTTATTTTCAGTATTATAATTTACAATATTAAGAGGATTTCTATCTTTTTTATTTGGATATCTAAAATTTTTATTAACTTCTATATCATAAGTAAATGTATCTGGTATTGTATTATAATCAAATTTAGTTATTTCTACTAATTTTTTTACATTTATTAAATTAAAATCTTTTGATAACTCATCGTAGACATTTTGTCTTTCTGATAAATAAGAATCATATAATTCATCTTGTGTTATTCTAGGTTGATTATAGTACTCATTATAATAATCTTTTTTATCTTTTATTTTGATATTTAAATTATCATATTTATTATAGTATTCAGTAATAGCATTATTAAAATTAGATATTCTTTTTTTTTGCTCAATTTCTGTATTTTCATTTATTATATCATATAATAAAGTTGTAATATAGTTTAAATTATATTCTGTCATTAATCTAATTAATATTTAATATTTAATTTTTTTGAGTTATGACTCTATAATTCTGTTTCGAGTACTAACTTCTGGTTGTATTTCTGGATTTTTCTTTTTTTCCGAACCATCAAACATTACTTTATAAAATTCAGTTAATTTTTGCTCATCGCTTAATTGTTCTTCATATATACTTCTAGGAACATATTTAATAATTGTTTCCGGTTCAGGACACTCAGACATATTTTTATAATAAGCTTGTATCACTAATATTATTCCAATAAATAGAAAAAATATAGCTAATGACTTCATTATTAATATAATAATAGAAAAAATAATTCCGTATTTATTGTTGCTCTTCTTGTTTTTGCGTCCAAGCATCTTTTTCACTAAAAACGCTATCTAATTCGGACATTTTTGTTTCAACTTCCTTAACTTCTTCTTCTTCATCTACATTTTCTAGTTTTCCCGAATTAACACTATCATTTCTACGTTTTTCGAAAACTTCGTCTTTAGATTCTTGATTTTTCTTATATTCCTTCATTAAAGTATTTAATTGTGTTTCAGAATATTCTTGATTATCTAAATCATCCGGATTAGGAGACCATGGACACCAACAACCAACTTGTCCAATAAAAATGTTATGATTTTTATCTTGTTTTTTTAAAAATTCACTTCTCATTTTGGCTTCTTCAAGTGTATCAAAAACACCTCTTACTTTAATACCTCGCATACTTGTTTGAAAATTATTTTCCTTATGAAATAGTCTTTCAACATCAGATTCATTAACGGATTTTGTAAATTTATATTGTGCATCTAATTGATTAATATCAAATAAGTAACCATGATCATTACGAATATTATCAATCATTTCAGTATTTTCTGGATTAATATTTTTTAATCCTGTTAGTAAAGTATCCATATCTTTTGAAAATTTATCTAAAAATGCTTTAATATAATATGCTTCCTTATTTTTAATAACATCTTCAGGACTTATAAAAGATAATAGACAAAAATTTTGATTTTTAATTGGTTTATCTTCATCTAAATAATCATGCTCTTTAGTAGTAACTAATCCTTCCATTAATAAATTATCATTATTAAAATAATCTTATATAGTTTTAGAAAATGAAAATTGATTATGAAGAATTAATATTGCGTATAGTTAAAAATTTAATTATCGTAATTATTATTACACTTATAGTATATTTAGTTCCTGATGATATTGAAAAGATAAAAAAAGGAGTTTTTATTGGTTTAATAGTGGTTTTAATTATAGTAATGTTTGATACAATTGCACCTAGTTTACCACAAAATATTAAAAATTATATTAATAGAACTAATTAATAAAATGTTAATATCATTAATTGCATTTTACGTAGCATACATAATAAAACAAATTGCATATGTCATTATTGAAAGTTTTTCTAATTATGAAGATACCATTATAAAATCTGGATTTACCATTGAACCAAAATTAGATAGAGATACTTTAACACCAGATACAAATACTATGAAAATTCGGGATAGTGCATTTTTAAATAACAAGTGATTTATAGTCAGTATCTTCTAAAAATACTATTTTTTTTTCATATTTTGAAAAATTGTTTAAAATTGTTAACATTTTTCTTGTTCTTAATTTAAATAATATTATTGTTTTGTCTACATAATCGTGTAAATTAAAACCAACAGTATATTTTGATTTAATTGGTACATTTAATTTAATAGATTCTAGCAATTCAATAACACTATATTTTAAATCTATGAAACTGGACAGATATTTAATAGGACTATATATACTACTTAAAATGTAAATGTATATTTTCATTAATTTATCTAAAGTAACTAAAATATCAACATATAATGTCTTATTAAATTTTTTTAAAAAATCTATATTATCTATTATGTCTATTAATATATCATCTTTAACTAAATATTTAAATTCTTTGGGAACTTTACCTCCAGCATTATAATTTTGTAAATTTACAGTATTAACATTTTCTAAATTTTTATTTAAGTCATTTATCACCTTATTTTCTTCATATTTATCATTAGCAATGTCATTATTAATTTTTAAATTTATAAAATAAGATATAATAATAATTATTATTATAGAAATCAAAACATTTGTTGTAAAATTATTAATAATATAATATATTAATGCTAGAATAAATAGATATATATATAAATAACTATATTTATCATTCATCTTTATTAAAATAACTTATATTTTTATATAGATACATTATCAATAAAATACATTATAAATGAAATAAATATTAATATTATACCTGTATATAATATTCTTTCTTTACTAAAAAAAATTTTAAATAAAATTTTACGATATTGTTGATTAGGATAATTTTTATAGTTAAAACTTAAATGAAAACTAATATCTTTAATTACATCTATTAGATATTGTAATGTATTTTGATATAACTCATGAACAGTTAACTCATGTGGTTTAGTTCTTTCTTTTTGTTTAATTTCAATACTATCTTTTAAAACATTAAATTTATTTTCAATTGTTTTTTCGATATATTTTGTAATATCTTCCATTTTAGTGTCAACATCAATGCTATATTCTAGATTTTCAGTATCAATAGTACTGGTAGTATCTGTGCTCTGATTTAATTCACTCATACTTAAAAATTAGTAAGAATTTAAATTACATTCATTAAATCAACATCTGTAATAAACATTCTTCTACAACAATATCTTGTTGCACCTAATTTATCAAGTAATTCTTTTGTATATGTTTTATAAAAATGATTATTATCAACAGTATTATCAATTTTATTATCTTTTAATAATTTTTCTTTTTCAGTATTATAATAATCAATTTGGTCGGCGATAACTCTTCCACAAGTAAAACATCTAATTGGTTGAATCATATTAATATCAATTTATCTATTAATATTAAAAGATAATCATTTTTTATGTAATTTTAATTAAAATTTATATCTTAATTTATAAATAGAATGAGTACTATTGTTTTAAAAAATAAAATTAATAATTTAGAAAAACGCTTAGATGAATTAGTAATACCAGTTCCAAAATCTGATAACAATGAAACAAATCAAATCAAAAATGATTTAACCGATGTCAAAAAATTATTACAACAATATAATGATAAAATAGAATTATTAGATAAAAAATTTAATGAATTTAAAACAAATGTTGAAGAAAATACTTTAAATGTTACTAAAAATTTAACTAAATTATCAAATGATATGAAAAAAACAGACAATAATAACGGTTTATTAGATAATTTAACAAAAATTGTAAATGACTGTAAAGTATCGTCTGATAAAAATAATGTAAAATTTGAAGAATTTAATAAAACCTTAAAAACTTTAACAGAAAGTAATGTTAATAGCAATAAAAAAGTACAATTATTAAGTGACAATTATGTATCTATTACTAAAAAAGTAAAAGAATTAGAAGAAAAACAATGATTATGAATATTTTGATTTGTTATTAACACATTCATCAAAAAAATCTTGATCATATTTATAAATATTAATAGCATTATTAATAATTTCGTTAGATTTTGAATAATAATTATTATTTTTTTTTAAATTTTCTATTGATTTCAACATAAATTTTTTAGATGTTTTAATATCTTTATTCTTATAATGCAATAAAGAATATAAATGGTCTATTTCTGGATTTTCAAATTTTTCTAATACGTTATAAATTACGGATGCATTTTCTAAATCATTATTATTAAAATCACTATTAACTATTTTTGCTAATTCAATATATTGTGCATTTTGTGATAAAAAATTTTTATTTTTAACAGTTGATCCAAAAATGCCTACTTTACTACCTTCTAAAAATATACATTTATTTAATAGTCTTGAATTTATAGTTTCTTTATTTATATTTAAAAATTTTGTTAAAGATGTCTTAAAATCATATTTAAATATATCAGTAAACTCATATAATTTTAATGCTGTTTTTTTATTTATAAAATAAGAAGACTTTGTTAATAATATAGTTTTATAGTTTTCAAACGGTATAAGTTCTATATATTCTTTATTGTTATGGATAAAGTCGGATGTTAATAAAAAATCTGTATATTCTAAAATATTTAAATTTTTAAATAACAATTCAATATTTTCTAAATAATCTTTACTTATTATAACATCATCTTCTAATATTAAATTATATTCATTTTCTTTAACATGAAATAATGCATTACGTTGTTTTTCAATATTTGATATTTGTTGGGGATTTAAAGGAAAAATATAATCGTTATATGGACAATTTTCTATTTTATCATAATTTACTCGTTTATTATAATTATCTACTTCCTTAATTATTGTATCGCTTTCAGGTTCATTTGAAATAACTATATTTATTGTTATATTATTTTTTTCACATAAATTTTTTAAATAAGTTAATGTGCTATTTATATACTGGGAACGATTTGATAATGAAATCGTATAAATTACAATAATATTTAATGTTTTATTCATTTAATATATATTTAATATATCTATTATTTTTTATATATTTAAAAGTTAGATTATGAATATTGATATTTCAAACGGATTATCCGCAATATATTTATGGTTAATTTTTAGTATAACATTATCACTATTTAATTGTAAAATTGTTAAATTAATAAATAATAATATATATATGCAATATATTACTTTATTATTTTCTACATTTTTCTTATTTATAGTTCTTGAACCAGAAAATAGTAAAAAACATATTGGTATATTATTTATAAATAGTTTTATTATATTAATATTATTTATATTACTTATTAAAAGCAATAAATACTTTTCACTTTTAATATTAATTTTAATATTAATAAATCAGTCATTAAAGGTACATATTAATTATTTAAATAATAATAATATATTAAACAAAAATAAATTAATAACTAACTATATTTTAGTACGACAGATAATAAATATAATTATATATGTTTTGATAATATTTGGATTTATTTTAATAGTATTTAAAGAAGGGTCAAAATTTAATTTTATAAAATTTCTTAAAAATACTAAATGTTAACTTACTTTTTCTGCTTTTGTTATATTTGGAAACCAACCTAGTATAGGTAATCTTATACCATAACCTTCAACTTCATATTTATAATTTTCATCTAATTTATTAAATAATTCTACACTAGTCCAGTGTAATACATATAAAGAATCTTTTAATATATATACATTACCTTCTTTATCACTAATACTTTGACTACCTTTTGCGTTACTTGATCCATAAGCGTGTTTTTCATCAACAATTATTGTTTTTATAAATTTAGTACTATGTACATAAATAATATTAAATATTATTGAAAATAATATTATACCAAATAATAATTTTAATGAAAAAAAATTATCATAAATATTTAAACGCTTCATTATACTATATTAAATATATATAAAAAAATAATAAGATTATATTAATGACAAATGGAGTATATTTTATCATATTTATACTACGATTGGTTTAGTAACAAAAATTACTGGTTTGATAAAGATACATTCAATGATTTATATTTATCAGAAAATTACTTTAAATTAATTAAAAATTTTGATTTAAGTAATTATACAAAGCAAGAAATAATTGGTGCAATTATTTTACTTGACCAAATTCCTAGACATCATAAACGAATTAATAATTATTATACAAATGTAATGGAATATTCAAAAAAAGCAATTTTTTATTCTGAATTGGCGATAAAATTACATTATAATAATTTAAATATAGATGAATTATGTTTTGTTTATTTACCTTATAGACATATTAATGACGTGTACAATATTAACATTATAATAAATAAGTTTATTAACATTTATAAAAATAGTAATAACAATTATGTTAAATCTAGAGCAAAAAAATTTATTTATAATACATTAAATAATATATATGAATACAATAACTTAATTGCTATTAAAAAAATAAATAATAATTATTGTTTTAATTTAGATATTTTAGAAAATAAAACATTAAATTTAATTAATAATAAATCTATAAAAGATACATATGTTTATAAAGAAATTTTAAATTCTTATTTAAATTTAAAAAATAATTCTGTAATAATAGTTTCAATATCAGGTGGTGTTGATAGTAATTTAGCACTATTTGTTTTAAAACATATTAATAATTTATATAAAAATAAAATGATTAAAATTATACCAATTCATATTAATTATTCAAATAGATTTGTATCCAATGAAGAAATGAATTTTGTGAATTATTATTGTTATCTTAATGATTTTAAATTAATATCAAGAACTATATCGGAAATTAATAGAAATAAATGTGTAAATAGTAACACTTTAAGAACAATGTATGAAGATATTACAAAAAAAATAAGATTTAGTATGTATGAATATGGACTAAATTTTAGTAAAGAGGTATATGTTTTACTTGGACATAATAAAGATGATTGTTTTGAAAACATAATTACAAATATTTCTTCACGTAAAAATTATGATAACTTGTCTGGTATGACTACTTTTACTAAAACGGACAAGTTGATATTATGGAGACCTATGTTAAATATATATAAAGACTGTATAATAGAGACGGCATTGCTTTATAATATACCATTTTTAAAAGATAGTACACCCTCTTGGTCAATGCGAGGTAAAATAAGAGATACTATTAAAAAAGATTTAATTAGTTTAAAAAATGATAATGATATAATTGAAACTTTTTTTGAATTAAAAAATTATTTATTAGAATCAAATAATGTAATTAATACTGTTATCATTGGTGATTTAATATCAAAACTTAATTATACATATACACCAAAATTAACTAATATTACTGTAATTTATAACAAACATGAAATTAATTGCTTAAAATATTACAATATATGTTTTATATTTTTTAAAAAAATAAATATATCAATTTCTAGCAAAACAATTAAAGAATTTATATATTTTATAAAAAAAAAGAAAAATACAAAAATTTATATTAATAAAAATGTTTATATAAATAAAAAATTTACATCAGAAAATGAAAATTTTTTGGAATTTTTTATAAATGAAGTTGATTAATTTATTTTTTAACATTAACATGATTCCATGGACAATGTCTACATTTATTACCACAACATTTATTTTTTTCTAAGAAATATCTTGTCATTACTTTATATCCTGTATAAGGGTCTAAATATGTATTTTGATTATTTTTACAAGCATCTTCGTGTAATTTTTCAATTAAAAAATCCTTATGACAATCCTCTATATCAGACATTAATTATATATAATAATTAAGCTTTATGTCTTTTTACCGCCTCTTTTTTTTGGTTTTGTTTCAATAGGTTCAGTTTGTTCAACCTTATCAGTTTGTTCATCAGGTTCAGTTTGCTTTACAGGTTCAGTTTTTTCATCAGGTTCAGTTTGTTTTTTTTGTGTTTCTCTCCACAACTCTCCTACTTTTTTCATTAAATCTTGTCTAGTTAAATCCGGATTTTCTTCTTTAAGTTTTTTCATATTTTCTGAAACAAAGATGTTGTATTTTGTTGGTTCTCTTTTAACAGTTGATTTTTTTTTCTTACTATACACGTCTTTGTAAACATCATTTAAAATTGCACAAAGTTCATTTTTTGTGTATTGTTTTTCAACGTCGACACGTTCGTTAAATTTTTCAATAAGCTCCTTTGTGTTAGTCATGTTTTATAAGTAAAAACAAGTTAAAATAATCATTTTTTTTTTATTAAACTAATTTTAATTAATATATTATAATAAATTAGTTATATATATGAAAGAAAATGAAGAAAAACCTTATTTTATTATTGTAGCAGGACCTACTGCTTCTGGAAAATCAACATTAGTAAATAAAATAGCAAAATATATAAATAATGAAAACTTATTAAACAGTAAAAAAACTAAATTTATTTCGGTTGATGATTATATTGAAAAAAATCCATATTTTCATGAAGAAATAAATAACTTTTTAAAAAAAAAATTTAAAAATAATAAACAAAAAATATATAATGAATTTTTAGTACCATCTAAAAAAACTATAATATATTTTAATAAACTTTATTGGGATACAAGAAAAAATAAAGACTGTTTAACTGGTAAAAATATTAATCTTAAAAATAAAACAGTTCGCGAAACTAAATATAAAACTTGTGGTCAATTAATAGCAAATAATATTTTATATGAATTAAAAAATAATAACAATATAATATTTGAAACAACGGGAACATCATTTCCTTTTTGGATTTTTAAACAATTTACAAATTTTTTAAGTAATTATAATGTAATAATATCATGGTCTGTTGTTGATATTTGTGATTTATATAATAGAAATAAATTTAGAACATTATCAACAATTAAAACATTTATTGAAACATTTGCAGATAGTGCTCCAAGATTGCCCGATATAAGAAAAAAAAATTATAAAAGAAACTTAATTGCAATAATTGAAACATATAAAGAACTTGTAAAATATCATGGTAATAGAAGTTTATCAAAATTAAGACTTTTATTATTTGATAATAGAGACAAGAAAAATAGAATTTTATATGATAGTTATAAAAACTCTGATAAGACTGGATACAAAGAAATATTAAAATATAATATTCATAATAATTGTGATAAAAAAATAACTAAAACTTCTCCTTCTCGTGAAACTAAGTCATCTGCAAAATTGTCTTTATCTCCTCGCAATAATTCTTCTGCAAAATTATCTTTATCTCCTCGTGAAAGCGCATCTAATGTTCAAAAATTGTCTTTATCTCCTCGTGAAAGTGCCTCTAATGTTCAAAAATTGTCTTTATCTCCTCGTGAAAGTGCATCTAATGTTCAAAAATTATCTTTATCTCCTCGTGAAAGCGCATCTAATGTTCAAAAATTATCTTTATCTCCTCGTGAAAGTAGTTATAATATAACTAATTCAAAAAAAGGATATAACACTAGATCCAAAAAAACAAGAACATATAATTAATCTGTTTTCTTACTATTTTCAATATTTATTTGTCCTTTTGGACATTTTGGATTCATGCAATTTGGTTTACTGCATTCTTTACGATTTTTACTATTACAATATTTATTATCACAATGGGGACATAAACAGTCTTGTCTTTTTAAGTAAAAATTTGGACATTTTTCATTACCACATTTTTTTAAGGTACAAACTTTCTCACCCTTTAATCTAGCAACATTATAACAATCCTTATTAGTACAATTTGGACAATAACACATATTAACCGAATCTTTATTTTTATAATTATTTTCGTGAACCCATATATTACATATCCATTTTTCCCCTTTTTTTATTACTGTTCCTGTGTGTTGTGACAATTCATGGTGTTCTGAACTATTTTCATGTATATTTCTAAACAATATACCCATGCCTTTTTTCGGATAAATATGTTTATCTATTTTTGGAAAATAAGTTGATCCACCTTCAATATTATCATTTAAATAGACTAAAAAAGTATAAACACGTTGTCCTGTTGGACCATTCATTGCAATTTTACTATCAATACTACTAGAATTGCATGCATCATAATGTGGATTATAATACCCACCTTTCTCATAGTTAACAACTTGTATTTTTTCTTGATTAACTATTGGTTTATTAGTAATATAACTTGTTATTTCTTCTAATTTACTTATTACGTTTCTTAAATCATTGCTTGCGTCATCTTTACTTAACCATGCAGTTTTACTAATTCTAATATCAGGGTCAATGCCTTTTGATGTAAAGTTATTTTTATATACAATACTATCTGCTAAATTGTTTTTAGAACCATTTATAATAACATCACATTCTTTATCAGATAATACATTATAATATTTTACTATTTCATAATCTTGAACCTTTATTTTCTCTTTTTTTAAGTTATTAACATATTTATCAACAATATCATAGGAATATTTATTATTTTTATTAAAAAATGAATATATAACTAATATTAAAAATATTACAAATATCATTATAGCAATTATATTAACATAATTTATATTTTCAAAGTTAATCATTTTATAAAATTAATATACATTTTTTTTATTAGAAAATAAACTTAAAAAAAAAATGAATATTTAATATATATAGAAAGGTTAAAATGGAATTTTGCGATAATTGTTCAAATATGCTATACATTAGTAATGATGAAGAAAATAATTTATCAAAATATTGTAAGCATTGTTCTTTTATTAAAAAAGAACAAGATAGTAAATGTATAAAGATATCAAATACTAAATATTCACAAGATGATTTGTTATATTATCAAAATATTAACAAATATTTAAGACATGACCCTACATTAAGAAGAATAAGAGATATTAATATTACTTGTAAAAATCAAGAATGTAATATTGAAAAAGATAAGCAACAAATTTTATATATAAAATATGATAATAAAAACATGAAGTATTTCTATGTATGTGACCATTGTGGATTTATATGGCGTGAAAATAATTAAGAATTAAATATTAATATTATAGAAGAATGTTTATAATTACAGAGGATATGTTAAAAGATGATAATATATTTAACAATCCAAATATATATGTAGATTATAATGCAGGACATATTTATAATAATTTTATCAAAGAAGAAGAAATAGAAAAAATAGAAAATTCATATAATTTATTAGCTAATAATAAAGACCTATTATTAGTAACAGTTTCATATATATTAGTAGTTGCATTTTTTATATTTATTCCACTTATGAAAAAAATTTTAACAAATAGTTATGGTATACTAATGTTTACAACACAAGTATGTAAATTTTTTTATATAATTAAAATGTTAATGTAAAAAATGATTAAAAATTAATATAAGTATTTATTTAAATAATATTATTAGAATGTATCTAATTATAGATACAGAAACTAACGGATTGCCCAATATGCATAATATGAAATATGGAGATTATCCATTATATACTAATATTGAAAAATATAACACTGCACGTATAATACAAATAAGTTTTATGATATGTGATGAAAATTTAAATGAAATTGAAATGCACGATTATATAATTAAAAGAGAAGGTTTTGATATTAATAATTATGATTTTCATAATATTACAAATGAATTATCAGATAATGGATTTCAATTTGATGTAGTAATGAACATATTTTACGAAAAATTAAAATTATGCAAATATATTATTGCACATAATATTAATTTTGATATTAATGTAATCAAAAGTGAATTATTTAGGAGACAAAAATATGATTTAATTTCTTTATTGGAAAATTATGATACTATATGTACTGTTAAAACATTTAAATATATTGTTAAAGCAAAGAATAAATATAATAAAATCAAAGACCCCAGTTTAAAAGAATTATATTATTATGCATTTAAAAAAGATATAGAAAATGCACACAATTCCAAGTATGATGTAATAAATCTTCATAAAGCTACAAAATATTTAATGGATAATAATAAGTCAATTAAATTAAAATAAAAAATGATATAAATATTAGATATAAAAACAAAATAATGTCAACATCAGTTATTAATAATAAACCTCCTAAAGTTGTGTCATTAAGCGATACTTATAGTAAGGTTGTTGAAAAAAAAATATCAAAACCTATTATGACAAAATATGAATTTAATCAAATTATTTCACAACGTACAACTATGTTGGCACATGGTGCTATTCCTTTAGTTGATGTTAATAATTATAAAATTAAAAGTAATATAGAATTAAGAGAAATTGCTCTTAAAGAACTAAAAGAGGGTAAAATTCCTTTCATTATTAAAAGACCATTACCAAATAATAAATTCGAACTTTATCGTGTTAAAGATTTAGATTTAGTTTCCGTTATTCATATGTTTAGATAATTAAACAATGTTGACGCAGATGCGTATAAAAATGTTCCCCATAAAGTGTCTTTTATAGCAATTGTTAAGGTATATTTATCATAAATAGATATGCTAGTAAAATTATATATACCATATATAAAAAAACCTACCATACCAGAATAATATAATGATTTTAGTATGTAATTTATTTTTTTATCTTTTTTATTTATATATTTATTGCTAAAAGGTATTGCCAATAAAAATATACTCATAAAAACTAAAATATAAGCTATAAATGCATAATTAATATTTACTTTCATATCTGTTTTTTGTACTAGTTTAGTAACATCGGCGTAATTTTTAGCATTTAATAAATAAATCCAAATAAACTCAGCTATAATTATGTAAATTATAGTTATAATATATTTTATATAATTTTCCATTTATAATAATAAATGAGATTAAAAAATAAAAATATATGTGTTTATATTTTATATTTAATAATTATAATATTAATAGCTCTAATTATATACTACTCTTACAAAATTTTAAACAAAAAAATAGAACGATATGATAATCAAATTAACTATTTAGATAAAAATTATGTTATTGATTATTTATATAACGATTATGATAACTATGTTAACAGTTTATCAAATTTTGATTTAATAGCAAGAAAAGTTAACTCTAACGATGAATATAAAGAAAAAATAAGTAAATGTGCAAAAGATTTTTCTGAAAATCAAAAACATATTATTACTAATTGTTGCAATAAAGCAGATAATTTTTTAAATAATTATAATGATTTATTAGATGGTAAAGAAATTGCAAAAACAAAATGGAAATTTGCATTAACTGATAAAAATCAAACAAACGAATACGAAAATGGATTGCCACATACACGCGGTGATATAATTTTTTTAAGTGAAAAAATGTTACCTGAAACAATAACGGATGATTTAGTTAATACATTAATTCATGAAAAAATACACATATATCAGCGTAATAATAAATCCCTAATAGATAATGTTCTTGCAAATAAACTAAATATAACTAAGATAACATATTATAATCCTAAAAAAAGAGCAAATCCTGACTTAAATTCAGATTTTTATGTCAATGAAAAAAATGAAATATTACAATGTTATTATAACTCGGATAATCCAAATTCAATACAAGATGTATCATGTTTACATAACAATAATTTATACGAGCATCCTTATGAATATTTAGCATATGAAATTGCAAATAAATATAACGAAAACTTAATTAAAAAATATATAAATATATAAATTTTTTTAATATTATGGAACATATAATAAATCAAGCCCCTGAGAATATATCACAAGATAAAATTCTTGAAGTTTATATCAAAAATAGTAGTAATGTGATAGATACTTTAGTTGAATTATGGGATATTAAAGAAGAAAAAAAAAATGTTAGTGATGAACAACAAAAATGGAATGAAATTAGAGAAACTTGTGATTCATTTGACATAGAAATGTATAAGCAAATTAAAGGCAATGTTGATAAACCTGTTGAAAATATACCATTAAATAATACCCCTATTGCATCATGTGATGTACCAGAAGCATCATGTGATGTACCAGAAGCATCATGTGAGTGTACATGCACATATGATAATGATATTGATGAACAAAGTATAAATTAAAAAAAGTACATGTTTGTTATTTTTTATAAATTATAAAATTATTTTTTATTTTTTTATTTTTTTAGTGATATGTACTTTTTTGGTTTTTTGTTTTTTAAGTTTTTCTTTGGCTTTTGCCTTTTGTTTTTTTAGTTTTTCTTTGGCCATTGCCTTTTCTTTTTTAATCTTAATTTTTAGGTTTTTAAGTAAGTTATTTTGCTTAATAATTTTAACTTTATTTTTAAGTTTATTTTTTCTTAATAATTTTAATTTATTTATATATTCTTTTTGTTTAAGTAAATATTTTTCTAATTTTTTAGATATCTTTTTATTCCCACCTGTATGAGGAGGGCATTGATTACTGATATCAAATGTTCGAGGACTGGCACAAGACCTATAAAAACCATTTAATTCACCTGCTAAATCTATTGCCAATTGTTTCATTTTTCCAGCTACATCTGTCCGCACTGGATAACCTACAGCAGAAGGAAGACTACTAATACTTGTAATTAAATTATCATAGTTTAATGTTCTACTGTCTAATTGTGTTATGTCAATACCGTTACATGTTTTTTTTGCTAAAAGATAATAACTGATTTTATAAATTGAACTAATTAAAAGTTCGCGAGCATCCTTGTCAGAATTAGAAACATATTCCCAGGGAATATATAATCTATATTTTCCAGCTGTTCTATTTATAACTGTTATATGTAAAGCACTTGATTCATCATGCCTATCAGGCCAACAGCGATTTCCTCGACTGTCTCTATAAATATTATAAAATAATGTAAAATGAATATCGTGGGGGCTAATATTAATTATTATAGAATATGCTGTTTGCGAACATCCATCAGGTGAAGGCTTAGTATTTACTCTTAATATAATAATAAAACCATTAAAACTAAATGTATAGTTAAATCTATTTGTATCCATTCTTATAGGTTTATTACACAAATTTCTGTCACTTGTACCCGAAACTTTTAATAAAAAACACCATATCTCTACAAAAAAATTATATCTTGAATTTGATGAAACCCTATCCAGGTCTGAAACAGTGCCACAGGTTCCTAAAGTTTGGTGTCTGCGAATTGTGCTTGCTCGGGGTACTCCTCCACGTTGTATAATTGACTTTTTCACATTGCGTGCAGTGTGTGCTTTACTGATAAGGTGTTCTTGTGTTTGATGTAAAATCATATCAGGACCTTTATGGGGAGTCTGTATTTTATCATATTTATAGTCTATACTATCAATATCATTTATTATTTTTTTTATACGTTCATATTGAGGATTTGATTCAAATTTTGTAAGAATATGATCATCATCATAACTATTATAAATAGTATACTTAACCATAAATATTATTTATATTCTATATAAAGATAATAATATAAAAAAATATATATAATGGTTCAAAATAATGACAAATATCTAATTAATATCAAAACAATACAAGCAACTATTTTTAAACAGGTAATTGATGCTTTAAAAGACATTCTTATGGATGTAAATTTAGAAATAGATGAAACAGGAGTTAAAATAATAGCAATGGATAATACACATGTTGTATTAATTCATTTGAAATTAGAAGCTGATAAATTTGAAGAATATTATTGTGAAAAAAAAATGTATATTGGCGTTAATATGTTAAAATTACATATGCTAATT